AAGCATAAGATAGCAGAGCACTTCTGTCCTATTGTAGACCAAATGTCTCTAGAAGAAGCAATATTAAACGGTTGGGTTTCTACCTACACAGAATATAAAGTTGTACTGAATGTGTCTGATATTGATGTATATAAACAGTATAACAAAGAGTTCAATACTCATTTCGAGTTTTTTAATTATAAGTTTGAAGTGGCTATGTCTATGATTGGTCCTGAAGGTTATAAGAACAGAGCTAAATTGAGAGATGAAATGTGTAGAAATAATCCTAAGTTGGATAGAACTGAAACATTTAAAGCTATTACATATCATGCTACAGGTTTATCTAGAGCTTTACAAGCACGTAAACAATTCATTTATAATCATCCTGACAAAGTAAGACTTACTAGAGAGATTATAAACAATCGTCCATTCAGTAAGATTATTACATTCTCGGCTACGGCTAAGGTTGCAGAATCTATTGGAATAGGAAAAGTTTATACTGGTAAGGATTCAAAAAAGAAAGGAAGACAATCTATTGAAGAGTTTATAGAATGTGAATCTGGAGTATTGAATACTTGTAAGAAAGCTGATGCAGGACTTGACGTTAAAGGATTGTCCGTAGGTATTATCTTAGGTATGGATTCTAGTCCAATTAAGACAATACAGCGAACAGGTAGAGTAATTAGATTAGAAGAAAATAAGCAGCCAGAAATCTTTACATTTGTAATTAATCAAACAGTAGAAGAAAGTTGGTTTGCTAAGTCACATGAAGGTTTGAAATATATCACTATTGATGAGGAGAATCTTATGAAAGTATTAAGAGGTGAAGCTTTTGATACTTATAAGGCTCCTATTACTAATTTTATGTTTAGAGTATGATTGAGCTTAAAAATCTATTTGAGAATTTATGTGATAACATAGATGAGTACATTCTTTTTGGTTATGTAGACTTATTTGAATATGACGATTAATGAAGCTACACAATACGGGGATATTTCATTATGTGCTTGGAAAGATTATTGGTACTGGGATGTAAATTGCGGATACCAAAAATGGGGAGGTGATTATTGCAACTCCTTAGAAGAAGCATATAATGGCCTTGTAAAATTTCTTGAGACTTGGGAGGGTCCGACAAAATGACAGTTGAACGTATGTTGGAGTTGCTACTCTTAGAAATTTATACGACTGACATGTATCAACTCCCTACTCAAGCATATAGTCGTTATCAATCACTTAGATCTGAATTTTTAAACTCCTACGCTGATAATTCCACCTCGAAAGAGTGATTAACTATTCTGCAGTTATCCACTTAATAACTGCATGTCTATTGATGTTGAAATGAGTATTTTGGAGAAGTATAAACTTTCTCCTAATGAGTTGTTTACTATTCGTGTAATGTTACTTACACAAGAAGAGGATAGTGAATACTTATACAAATTTTTAACAATCCCTGAATCCTACAGAGGAGACTTCAGGACTACTCTTGTATCTTTACAAGAAAAAGGTATCATCCTTAAAAGTTGCAAAATTCCTAATAAGGGAGAGCGATTTGATCCTTATGAAATTGAATTTAATAAAATCTTTACTAAAGGATTTCATAAATGTTCATTTGACTTGGGAAAAGAGTTGTTTGAAACTTATCCACAGTTTGCAACGATCAATGGTGCTTATGTAAGTTTACGAGGTGTGTCTAAGAAGTTTGATAGTCTGGAGGACTTTTTCAGAGCCTATGGCAAAGCCATTTCTTGGAATCCTGAAACTCATAAGGAGATTCTAGAACTTATTAAATGGGGTGCTGAAAAAGGTATTATTAACTACTCATTGTCTAGCTTCTTAATTGATAGACGATGGGAAGATTTAAGAACACTTAGAGATGGTGGTGAAATTAATTATGACACCCTTACAGTATTATGATTGTAGATAACCTCATTAATGAGATTAATACCGGTAGAGCAGGTAAGTCTTGGGGCTTTGGCATGGGACTTCCTAAACTTGAAGATATTGTTGATGGTGTAAGTAGAGGTGTGTATTATTTGGTATTTGCTACTAGTGGTACTGGTAAGTCAAATTTCATGATGCATTCCTTTATTTATAAACCATTAATGGAGCATTTGGATGATGAAAACTTTTTTATATCTTTGTTTGCATTGGAGATGAAGGCTGAAATTATTATGGCCAAACTCTTATGTACACATATTTATGAAAATTATGGAGTTGAGTTATCCTTTAAAGAGCTTCTCTCAAAAAAGAAAGGTTATACTCTTTCAGACGAATACTTGGAGATTGTAAAGGAATGTGAGCCTTGGCTTCGTAAAGTAGAGCAGAAATTATTTATCTATGATAAAGCAATTTCAGCAGAATCTTTTTATGCAGTATTAATGAAGGAACTCCAGAAGCGTGGGCGTTTTGAGGAAACTGAAAATAGAAAGATTTATATTCCTAATAATCCAGAATTGACTCATCTTGTAGCAATTGATCATATTGGTCTTGTTAGATGTAATCAAGGGCGGACTAAAAAACAGGAAATAGATCTTATATCTAATTATTTAGTAACTCTTAGAAATGCTTGTGGAATTAGTCCTTTGGTTGTTATGCAGTCAAATAGAGATTCTACTTCTATGGATAGAAGAAAAGCTGGATTCTATGGTCCACAGTTATCTGATTTAAAGGATTCAGGTGGTCCTGGTGAAGATGCTGAAATTATTCTTGGTGTCTATGATCCAACAGCTGATAAATTGGCTACACATAATAATTACAATCTAAAAGAACTGAAGGGAATTTTCAGATCTATTGTTTGTTTAAAGAATAGATATGGAGACACGAATGTTGAGGATTGTTGTGCCTTTTATGGTAAAACTAATGTATGGAAGGAATTGCCTCCTCCAACAGAAATAACCAATTATGAAAGGTATAAGCATCCCGATTGGACGATTGCAGATACTATTAGCAACATTCAGATTAACAATGCACAAAATTCAAATTTCATAATGTAACATGGCAGAAATGATTGCAATTGTCGGTGAGAGTGGTTCAGGTAAGACATCTTCTTTGCGTAATCTAAACCCCGAAGAAACCTTTATTATTTCCACTACTGGAAAGAGACCGGGTATTCGAGGTGCAATGAAGAAATATCCTTCATTTACGATTAAGGAAGGAGTTCCTGCTGGAAACTTTTACACTTCTAGTAATGTAGATAACATTGCTAAAGTATTACAGATAATTGACAAGAAGATGCCTCACATTAAATATGTCGTTGCAGACGATTAACATATAATACCATAAAATATTTTGAGAACTCATAAAGTATTAATAAATTCGTATTATGTAATAATTAAATATTATATAATATGAATAGAACATATAATGATTCTCAAATTATTGATTTACATTCTACTGGTTTAACAGATAAAGAAATTGCAGAAATTCTTGGAGTAAAGGTAAATAACCTTGCTACGAAACGTAGACATTTAGGATTAGCTCCTAATAAAAGTAAAAGAGAAACTCACCAACTTACTAAAGAGGAGCTAGAAATTCTTATAGGTACTTTATTAGGTGACTCTACAATTAGATATGTGCATAATCAATGTAAATATCCTAATTTAACTTTTACACATGGGGTTAATCAAGAAGAATACTTTAATTGGTTATCTAATAAACTTTCCGCGTTAAAAGCTTCTACTGGACTTTACGATTCAAAGTATATTAGAACTAATGGGGAAATTGCTAAACGATTCGTATTCACAGGGCAAAATATGCCTTGTTTAAAAGAACTTCGGGATATTTTTTATGTTGATAATAAAAAAATCATTCCAATTTCTTATATTCAGGATAAATTTACAGAACTTAGTTTTTATTGTCTTTTTATGGATGATGGTAGTTATGATATTACAGATGGAAGTTATATATTAAATACACAATGTTTTTCTGAAGAGGAACTTAAAGCATTTACTAACTTCTTAGCTGAAAAGTTTTCACTGGAATTTAATATCAAATCTGATCATAGTTTATATTTAAGACATAAATCTAATGATGTAATTTATAATATGTTAAAATCTATAAATGAGTGTAATTCAATGAGCTATAAATATGGTGATAGTCGTCTTAAAACTCCGTTAAACGGGGAAACTCCTGTAAAGGACAATCCCGTGCTAAACCCACAAGAAACTGTGGAAAATGCCTAACGACTAGAAGTGATGCCTAACAAGTAAAGTTGAGGCTATAAATTCTTCCACGAAAGCGGGGCACTGCCTATTAGCCCAGATAGGTTAAAGATATAGTCTGAACTCTATAGGAATATAGAGATTTAATGGATAAAGAACCATTAAGATAACAATTTGTATCAGTATGTGATGGGCTTCGAAGCTATGGAAAAAGCAGATACTAAGTCTTATGACAAGTTTACTTCTATTGCTCAACATGCTTATCAAGTGTTGAAGTCTGGAATGAATCTTCGTGAAGACCTTTACTTCATCATCCTTACTCATAGCTCTAATGATGGTGATAAATTGAATCCTTTCTATAGAATTAAGACTCAAGGCAAAATGATCGACAATGTTATCACATTGGAAGGTTTGTTTACCTATGTATTCTTTACTACTGTACAGAAGGATGAAAATGATAAGCCTACGTATAAATTCATTACCAACTCTGATGGCACTTGTACAGCTAAGTCACCTATTGGAATGTTTCCAGAGTTGTATATTGACAATGATTTGAAACTTGTAATTGACCGTATTAACGAATATAATAACGAAGACTAATGGCATTAATCAATTTGAATTTGTGTATTGATGACACAACCGGTAAATTTATTGCAGTAAATCCTGAAACAGGTGAAACATTTGAACTTTCTAAGATTTCTGCTCCTAAAGAGAAGAAAGCAACTAAGAAGTCAGATGGTTCAACAATTCCTACTATTACTCTTGAATCTAATAAATACAGTTTCAATTCTGCAGCTGTTGAACTTATGAAGCTCGAGGCTGGCAGTCGAATCTGTATTAAGATGGAGAAGAACGGAACTAAACTTGTTCCTGTGATTGGTAAAGATGAAGCATTTGAATGTCCTGGAAGTGGCAATAAAGTAACTAAGAGCTTTACTGTTGCTTGTAGAGGGCATCAAAATGAAGAGCTTGCTAAATATGGTGATACTTTCATCATTAAGGCTCATTCATCTAAAGATGGAATCTTCATTCTTGAAGGCAATAAACAACTGGTTGAAGTAGTAGATGTTCAAGACGAGAACGTGGAAATTACCGACGAAGATATTACTAATGATTTAGATCTTCTCGGAGTAAGCGAAGACAAAGATCTTACTGCTTTTGATTTCACCCTCTAATAACTAACTAAAAATCTAACAATTATGGCATTTAATTTTGGTAATCTTAAGAATACATCTTCTCAGGCAACAGTATCACGTCGTTTGAAACCTTTTGACATTTATAAGGTTAAGTTTGAAGGCTGTCGTATTGATCACGTACAGAAGAAGGATGATCCCGAACAGTCTTGGGATATTTTGAAGATTCGTTTCTCTAATGACCAGGGTTATTATGAGGAATCTGTTTTCTATCCTAAGGATGGTGATGAGAAGCGTCCCTCTCACAAAGTAACTGATCCTAAGACAGGTGTAGATCGCGATGTTGAATCTCCCTCTAGCTTTGAGCGTACAATGGCTCTTGTAGCTCAGGTAGCAGGTGTACTTAATCCTGAAGGATTTGTGAAGATGCAGGAACTTTCGCCGAAGTTTAAAAGCTTCGATGATGTTGCTAAGACTCTTATTAAGATTACCGACCCGAAGAAAGACACTGAGGTTAATTTGAAGTTGATTGGCAAGAAGAATAAGGAGGGAAATGTTGAGCCTTGTCTCCCTTATTTTGTCAATGTAAACCGCAATGGTGAAGTTTATACTTCTGACAATTTCCTTGGTGATAAGGTATTCTTGAGTGATTATGATTTGAAGCAGAAGGCTAAGTTGATGTCTGCTACTCCCACTCCTATGGAGAAATCCTCTGTAGGTGGTAGTGAAGATCTCCAGCTTACTGAAGCTAAGGTTGATAATTCTGACTTGACTGATGACTCTATTGCAGACTTGTTGAGTGATCTTTAATTTTCAACCAGAGATTACCAAAGAATACTTATTATCTAAATATTCTCAAGAAACTTATATGGAATACTACTTAGGTATTCCTGTAAAACATGGATTATTCTGTAGTCCATTACGAAAGGATAATACTCCTACTTGTTCCTTTTATAGGAATGGAAATGGAGATTTGATATTTAAGGATTTCAATGGTAGTTTTTCTGGAAACTTTATTAGTGTCGTTATGTATAAGTACTCCTGTACTTATCATAACGCACTTCGTATCATTGCATCTGATTTTGGCTTGATTAACACAACCGTAAGTAAACCTGTTGCAATTCCTAAGAATGTACAAACATTTAAGGATGAAGGACCAACTAAGATTCAAATTACGGATAAAGAATTTACCGAAAAAGAATTGAACTGGTGGCAGCAATATGGAATTACTCTTGAAGTTTTAAAGAAATTTCAAGTACATTCTTGCAAAGCTGTATTCTTAAATGACAATTTGCTTACTGTAGTTTCTGATGATATTCTTTGTTTTGGCTATTTTGGTGGATGGAAAGAGGATTTAGAATTGTGGAGAATATATTATCCATTAAGAAAGAATTATCGCTTTCTATCTAATTGGTCGGCATCTAAAATTCAGGGATGGGAACAGCTTCCATCTAAAGGGAATCTACTTGTAGTTACCAAGTCTATGAAGGATTGTATGACTTTATACACATTCGGTATTCCTGCAATTGCACCTAATTCAGAAACATTGTTTTTATCTAAAGAAGTATTAGATGAACTCAAGCAAAGATTTAAGCATATAATAGTATTATATGATAATGATTTGCCTGGAATTGCTAATATGAATAAGATTAAAAAACAATATCCTGAATTACTTTATATGTGGATTCCTCGGCGATTGAATGCTAAGGATATTTCTGATTTTAGAAAATTGTATGGACCTGATAAAACCAAAGAACTAATTAAAAGAGTATTAAAATGGCTAAGTAGACGGATTTCATTACAAAAGTAATTGCAAAGCATGGTGATAAATACGATTTTTCTAACAGTGAATACAAAGGATTAGAAAAGGAAATAACTTACAAATGTCCTGTACATGGTGAAGTAACTCAAATTGCTAAGAAAGTTTTAACACATTCTGGTTGTCCTTTATGTGATCAAGAGACTGCAAAGTCTAAACGTAAAGGAGGAAAGTATGCTAAAACTAAAGGTAGTTCTTATGAATCTAAGATTATTAAAGAACTTACTGAATTAGGGTATGAGGGATTGAAATCAAGTAGGTCACAGAGTAAGAACCTTGATAATTCTAAGGTTGATATTGCAGAAACTAAGGATAAGTTACCTTGCTATTTTCAGTTGAAATGTACGAAAAACATTCCATCTTACTTTAAGATCGAAGAAGAGTGTCCATATAAAGATCGTCCTTTCTGTATTATATGGAACGCACAAGAAGTTAAAGAAGGACAAGTAAACATGTCATCTAAAGGAGAACTGGTATTAGTTCCTAAACAGTTTTTCTACGAGTTATTAAAACACTATGTATAATTTTCTTTATATATTCCCGGAAGACACAAACCTGGAAACATTAGCATATCTTTGTAAGGATTTAGAGGTTTCTAAATTTGATCCTGATAATTTAGGTGCTTGCAAAGAAATAATTGAAGAGTCCTTCTATAATGAAAACTCTTTAGCTGATTGTGCTAGATGGTATTTACAATACCGATTTATGCATGATTCAGCACAGCTATCGTTACAGGAGTTGAAATATTTTGTTAAGAGATTTAGTTATAGCGAGTATAAACCTATAAGTGCAATGTTTATGGGTTTAGAAGACACTGATCTAATTCCAATCGTTGAAGAAATTATAACTCGGTTTGGAAAGCATAAAGTATTGGATGAAACTTATAGCTATAAAGCATTAGAAGGTAAATATATTGCTATATATCCTATGAGCATGACAATAATGAAAGCTTTCCCAAAAGTTAGAATTGAATGTTAATCCTTACAGAAAGAAAACCTAAAGTACAAGCTGATGTTTTAACATTTGCTGAAGCATTTGACTTGTATAAAAATAAATGTCTAAAATCTCCAAAGAAACGAAAATGGGCAACTGTAGAAGGATTTTCTTTAGATTTTGATACTAGTATTGATGTCTTAAAGAAATGCTACTTTGTCTATACCGATAATAAGGAGATTATAGACTTTTTGAAAAACAACTACACCATCGTTGAATATGTGGAATAATTATGTGTATCCAGTACATGACTATGTTACTGGTGATCTTGTTATTAAATCTGTTAAAGCACCTTCTTTAGATCAAGCAGAAGATAAGATAATGGAACAATATGGCCCAAAGTATCCTGATGCAGATTCAGATGATTGGAAAACTTTTGTAAAGCAATTGGATTCAATCTATGATGTCGCAATAGGAGAAATCTACGATATTGAAGAATTATGAAAATCGGACTTGATTTGGATGATACAGTGAATTACTGGATGAGAATCTATTTAGAACGCTTTCAGTCACCTAAATCATCAGAAGAAATTACTAAAAATGTACAACAGATTCTAAGTAAAGATAGAAACTTTTGGCTTACTCTGCCTATAAAGAATAGACCCAACTTTGATGTTGAACTATACTGTACTAAGCGAGTATGCCCAAAAGCATGGTCAAGAAGATACCTTGAGATTCATCAGTTGCCAATTGCTCCTATCTATCAAGTATTCTTACAAAGTAAGAATAAGGCAGACTACATAAAAGGAAGAGTAGATGTCTTTATTGATGATAGTGTGAGTAATTTTATACAAATGAATTTATCTGGAGTACCTTGCCTGTTAATGGATTCAGAAATGAACCAAGAATGGGGACCAATAGGGAGAATATATTCTTTAGATATTGAAGAAATAACTGAAGTGTATAATCTCTTTATAAACACATTATATCCACATTTTAAGGAATTGTTGTGAATAAAGACTTGCTAAATCAAATTACATTTAGACCTCTATTAGATACTTTGAGATTAGAAGATATTGATGATGCAATCTATTTTTCCGAAAAGTATGCCGAGTATATCAGTAATTCAAGACTAGGATTAATCAATCCGCTGCAAGGTGGATGCCCAAAGAACTTCTTTGAAGGATTATCCAAGCATAATTTGTATTCTGATAGCTTGACTTTAGGTAATATTAAAAGCATTGCCGTGTAATTAAGTAATTAATTATATTATAACACCTGAATATCCTCGAAGCCTACGTTAATAATTAATAAGGTAACTTGAGGAGGCATAGGCTAATCTTTATCTGTTAAGAAATGATTAGATTCAGCCCCAGAGACTAGATGCAGGTGTATCCTAATTATAGGATAAAGACATAGTCCAGACCACAAACTATTTAAATAGGCTAAGAAATTAGTAGTTGGTATGAGTGCGGTCCATGAACAGCTATTACAGCCAGAGTCATTCTTTTTGTGTGATTCAGTTGATAGACCGACAGCCAAGCTAGGGCATATTGCCGATATTGTATATAAACCAAGTGGTAAATTTCCTTTAGACGCTGAAATTATTGCTGCAGCAGCTAAAGTAGATTACTATAATGGACTTCTTACTGCCGCTCAACTTCATAAAGTGAAGGAAGGTATTAAGAAGTATATAAAGGATCGGTATGCTTTCGAGCAGGAAAAGGAAGATTCGCGTACACCAATATACTTAGATCCTAAGATGCGAGAAAACTTTATTAGGTGCTGTGAGGCAATTAATAAAGATACCCTCGCACAAAAATTGCTACATCCAGAAACCCTTCTTACTCCTGCTGTTTCTGAGAATGAGAAGACTATCCTATTGGATGTAGAAGTCACTGTGCCAGATACTGAACCATTCGTACTTAGACTCAAATCAAAGCTTGATAATTATACTATCAACTCTGATGAGAATACGGTAACAGTCAATGATTTGAAAACTACAGGTCGTAGAAAAGAAGATTTCCCTAAAGCATTTCAGGATTTCCACTATTATAGAGAACTTGGAATGTATAGTTATCTTCTATCTTTATGTGGTGAGAAATTTTATGGATTAAAAAATCCCATTGTTAAAAGTAATTGTCTTGTTGTAGAGACATCGTTTAATAATGAGAGCTTAGTTTATAAAGTTCCTAACCAGGAATTGATGCACGGCATGGCAGAGTTCAAATTTCTATTGAAATTAGTTGCCTACTATAAAGCTTATGGATATTAAGGAATTAGATACTTTTTACCGTCAAAATTTCTCTTTGGGTTATCTCAATGTGGACATTAATTCAAAATTTGCTTTAATTTCCTTGATAGATTATCTGACCTATAATGCTCAGCAGAAAAGGCCAGATGTAACACACTATCAAATTATTAAAGCAATTTTGAAGGATGTTCCAGAGGGATTTCCAGAAGAGTTTGTTAAAGGTTTGGCAGTAGTTTGTAAGGATTTTGCTTATCAGTGTAAGTCTTTTCCTACATTTAATGTAGCACCTAAAGACATGCCTGAGACTATCCGCGGGATCTTAAAAAACTACCTTCCATTTTAACAAAAATTTTTAGACAGATATTTTGAAATTTACATTTTAGATACTATTATTGTAGCACGTTACCAATGAGGTAACACAAAGTCTAATGTTAAATTTTTAAATCATATTGATTATGGAAAAGTATGTTAATTTCAAGAAAATGGAAGTAGTTGCAGCTAATCGTAAGGAAGCATTTGCACAGACACCTTTTGAGTATGTAAATAGTGCTGATCAGGCATATAAGAAGTTTATTGCTGAACAGAATGGTGTTGTAACCGAGGCTGCTTTGGTTTCATGGATGCAGTCTGTATTGGAAGCTCGTACTAAGAATCGTAAGGGTGATGCACTCTTTATTACTCTTAGCTCTGCAGTCCTCAATACTCGTAAGCGTCCTTATACCATTACTAACATTAAGCGCGCTGCTGGTAAGACTAAGTATGATAAGACCTATCAGTGGATTGACGACAAGACTGGTCAGGTAATTGTTTCAGTTACTACAACTAAGGCTGATGCTGAGAACGCAATTAAGAAGGAGTATACCGAGAATGGTTATAACGGTGATGCTTCTCTCTATCTTAGCAAGCAGCCTAAGGGTGAGCGTCAGCCCCTTGCTAAGGCTTCTTACACTCCTTCTAAGAGTGCAACTAATGGTCGCTGGTTGGTATTTGGCGTAGAGGCATAATTGAGTTAATCACTCAAAATTCTTTTAGGAGCTGTCCCTTAATTGGGATAGCTCCTTTTTTATTTTAACAGCATAACTGCAATTAACAATTGAAAAATGAAACAGCAAACTTACGATAATCTTATTGACGCTCTGAAACAGGTATTGAATGGTACAACTGAAGCTACTAAGTCTTTAAAAGAACGAGTAGCAAGGTTTAAGAAAAATGCAGACCATAACAATCCCTCTTTTAAAGAAGCTATGTCTTTATATACACAGGTAAAAGAGTTAAACAAGAAACTTGCAGAAGCTCAAGAAACCGATGATAGAGCAGAAATAGCAATTAACAGAGATGATGATAAGAAAATTGTAAGTTATTCTTATAAAATTTATAAGAAGGATAAGAATCCCCTTGTCGGCTCTTTAGATAGAGAAGAGATGGAGATTATTTATAGATTGTATTCTTGGTATGGAGCTTCTCTTACTCAAAGACAAGTAAGTAGATACTTCCCTGAATTATCTTTACTTGACTTCAAGCGAATCCTTCGAGCATTTAATATTACTAAAGCTAGTAGTTGCTTTGCTCCTCATGTCTTAGAAGAACATTCCGAAGATGAACTGCGTGAAATGCAGATTCGTGAAAAGGAAAATAATATTCTGAAACATGCAGAAGAAGATAACATTCGCAATAATGAACGTCTTTTAAAGAAATACATTATCGAGAATAATAATCTTAAATCTAAAATCACAGATTTAGAAAACTTTACTTTCAAAATCCCAGAAGTAAAGAGACTAATAAAAATTACTCCTAAGAAAGATTCTACTAAAAAGAGCTTGATGTTACATCTTGCAGACTTTCATATTGGAAGTTATGTAGAATCTGGAGGTGTATATACAGAGAATCTGGAATATGATGAGAATGAAGTTCTTAGACGATTGAATGTAGTTCTTTGCAAGATTGCAGACTTCGGAACTGAATTTGATACTATTGTAGTCAATCTCTTAGGTGATATGATTGATTCTAATGGTCTATGTAATCAGACTGCTAGACAGGATCATTATATGCCTGAGAATATGGACTGCTTCAAACAGTGTCAAGTCTACATCAATGTAATGACTTATTTCATTGGTAGTCTTTATGAATTTACCCCTAAGATCAAGATTTATTCTGTTAGGGAAGGTAATCATACTGGATTAATTGAATATATGACCAATCAAGCATTGCTTACAGGACTTAAAATGACTTATGGTGATGCTATTGAGACAACCTTGTTCAAGGAATACTTTGGTTATTATCGGGAATTTGAAAAGTCATGGTTAATCCTTCATGGAAAAGACTCAAAGTTCCAAAAGAAGGGTTATCCGCTCAATCTAGATGATAGATCAAAGGTAATGCTCTATGAATGGTTGGATTCTAATGGGATTTATGAAGATGATGTACATATTATTAAGGGAGATCTGCATTCCAACAATCTTAACTCTTGTAAACGATTCTCTTATAGAAATGTCTTGAGTTTATATGGTGCTAGTGATTATAGTAATTATAATTTTAGCAGAAATTCTTATGGCATTTCCTATGAGTTTATTAACAATGGTCAGATTTTAAGTGGAACTTTTGAAAATATCTAAAAATCTAAAAATATGAAATTAGAGTCATTGAATGATTTGCTGAAAGGCAAGGGTACTATTATTAAGAAAAATGAGTATCTGTCTACTGAACAATTTGTAACTCCTTTCTTGGATAGAATGTCACAGTTTACAAATGATTTCCGAATTGAAGTTCGTTTGCCTGATCAGCTTACTACAGTAAACAATGATGCAGATATTACCTATAATCGTGTATGGATACAAGCTGTCCTTCCTAATGAATATGCTTTTAACAATCATCAGGAAGTAGTTGGCTTGGTCTATGGTTTGGATGTAAGAACTCCTGTTGCAAAGATTTATACTGGTGCATTGAATATGGCTTGTACTAATCTTTGTGTATTTAATCCTGGATTCTTAAATATTCAAGAAATAGAACCTCTTGCTCCTATTAATTTCAATTGTGTAACTGAATTAATGGAGAAACAGAATGACATTAGAGAGACTTTGATTAATTTGTCAAATACTGAATTTTTGTGTTCTGATTATAATATTAATGAATCTCTTGGTAAGTGGATTAGAAACTCTATGAAGGCACATACCTCATTAACTAAGTATAATAAGGTTAAGATGTCTGCATCTGATGTGATTTCTGCTTACAAATTGCTGTTTGAAAAGGATGATTCTCCCTACTTCGTTGGTAATGAGGATGTTACAAACATGTTTAATGTGTATAACGCATTTACTCAAATTATCACCGACGATGATAAGGACATTATGAATAAGTTTGAGAAAACTCTGGTCGTAAAAGAAATTCTGGGCTTCTAAATTGATTTTGAATTAATCGAATTAATTAGTATCTTTACTAGATATTCCTTTAATTTAAAACATGATAATATGCCAATAAGAGTTCTTAAAAGAAATGGAAGTTATCAAGAGTTTTCAAGACAGAAGATTGCTAATGCAATTCGGAAGGCTTTTGAGGCTTGTGAATATGACATCGAAGAAGATTCTTTAAATGAAATCGCCAATGACGTTAAAGTTTGGGATGAGATTACTGTAGAAGAAATTCAAGATCAGGTAGAAGAAACTCTACTTGATTATGACTATCGGGATGTACATAAATCTTATGTAATATATCGGTATCAGAGACAATTACTTCGTGCAGCTAATACTACAGACAAAACTATTCTTGAATTGATTCAAGGAGAAAACGAGTATTGGAATAAGGAAAATGCTAATAAGCGAGCTAATAAAACTTCCACCCAGCGAGATTATATTGCTGGAATTACTTCTACAGATGTAGCAAATAGATTGATTTTCCCTAAAGATATTATGCAGTGTCATAATGATGGTAAGATTCATATTCATGATATGGATTACACTATTCATCCTGGCATTACTAATTGCTGTTTAATCAATCTCCGTGATATGTTGGAGAATGGTACTGTCATTAATGATGTACTTATTGAACCTCCGCATAGATTTACTACAGCTTGTACCATTGCAACACAAATTATTCAAAATGTCGCTTCGAATCAATATGGGGGCCTTACGATTTCTATTTCGCACTTGGCTCCGTTCCTTAGGAAGTCTAAATTATACTGGACATCAATATTTCCTGAATATCCAGATGTCTGTGCCAAACTGTATGAGAAAGAGTTATCAGCAGGAGTACAGACACTCAACTACCAGATCAACAGCTTTACAGCATCAACTGGGCAATCCCCATTCGCCACGGTTCACATCGACTTGGAGGAGAGACCGGAATATGCGGAGGAAGTAAAACAAATTGCAGAAGAATTAATGAAACAAAGACTCCTTGGCTTTAAGAATAAGCTAGGAGTTTATGTTACTCAAACCTTTCCAAAGATTATTGTAGTTCTTCGTGATAAGTATTTTACTGATCCAGAATATAAAGAGTTTATCCGCCTTTGTGCTTTATGCACAGCAAAGCGAATGGTTCCTGATTACATGTCTGAGAAGAATATGTTGAAGTATAAGGGTGCAGTTGTTCCTGCAATGGGATGTCGCTCTTTACTTAAACCTATTTGGAATGATGGTGTATTAAAACTTTGGGGACGCTTTAACCTTGGTGTATGTACTGTTAATTTACCTTATGTAGCTTATGAAGCCGATGGAGATAGAGACAAGTTCTGGAGTATTCTTAAAGAACGAGTTGAAATGTGTCGTCGTGCTCAGCTTATAAGAGTTAAACGTATTGCTAATTCTACTTCTGATATTGCTCCTACTATTTGGCAATATGGTGCATTTGCAAGATTGCCAGAAGGAACTAAGTTATCTGAAATCATCTATGGTGGCTATGCTTCTATAAGTCTTGGTTATGCTGGTTTATATGAGTGTACTAAACTCATGACTGGCGAAAGTCAGTCTGGAGAAGAAGGATTTAAGTTTGCAGAACAAGTAATGCAATTCTTAGATGCTACTACTAAAGAATGGTCTATTATTGATAATCTTGGTTGGGGAGTTTATGGTACTCCACTTGAATCTACTACTTATAAATTTGCTAAAGCATTATATAAGTTTGGATATGATAGACATTATATAACTAATTCTATTCACATTCCTGTCTTTGAGGAAATTGATCCTTTTGAGAAGTTGAAGATTGAAGGTAAATTGCAAGTATATTCTACAGGAGGTAATGTTAATTACATTGAATCAACTAAACTTGACAATAATCTTGATGCAATTATTGAAATAATGAAGGCAATTAATGATTATAGCTTGTATGCTGAAATCAATAGTAAGAATGACTTCTGTATGGCTTGTGGTTCTACTGAAGAACAACAAATCAATGATGATTTAGAATGGTTCTGTCCAGTTTGTGGATGTAAAGATCCAACTAAGTTATATCATCCTCGGAGAATCTGTGGATATATTCAAGTAGGTGATACAAATAAAGGAAGAACACAGGATATTAAAGAACGATACGTTCATTTGGATAATCATGAGGTATAATTGTATTCGTAGAATGGACATCTCTGATGGACCTGGTATTAGAGTTAGTGTATTTACTCAGGGATGTAATGTTCGATGTGAAGGATGTTTCAATAAGGAAACATGGGATATTAGTAAGGGAAAACCTTGGACTGATGGAGAAACAAATGAGCTTGTGCATCTACTAGATAATCCACATGTAAGTGGATTAACTTGGCTTGGTGGAGAACCTACTATTTGGGCTAAAGAAATTACTGAAATAAATAAGAGAATTAAATCTATTTATCCAGATAAGACTATTTGGCTTTATAGTGGTCATCTTTATGAAGAAATTGATAAAGAGTTACTAAGTACAATAGATGTATTAGTTGATGGTCCATTTAAAAGTGAACTAAAAGTTTCAGGTCAGTTTAGAGGTTCATCCAATCAGCGTATCATTAACTTAAAAGATGAACATAATAGTATTTGAACCTAAAAAGAAAAAGGTAACTCAAATATCTAACATAGAATCCCCTGCCATTACGGTAGGGGATTTTTTGTTTTCTCTCGGTTTCCGTGATTTTGAGTACATGATTGATGGTTCTATAGAATATAAATCATTGGTAGACAATAAAATACTTGTAAATAATGATTGTGTTCGGTAGACAACAACAGGAAGCAATAGATCAAATTAAGATATTTTTAAAA